GTTCATCGTTATGCTCCATTTCCTGGTGGTTCTGAAAATTATGTTCGTGATATGGCAGAAGAGTGTGTATCAAGAGGCCATGATGTTTGGGTTTTTACTGGCGAACATAAAGGTGATTTAAATGGTGTGCATGTCACTTCAGATACAAATATACTTGGCCAAAAATTTGATTTAATTATTGTGCATGGTGGAGATGTTGGATTACAAAATATAGTATTGATGAACGCTGAGAGAATACCCTCACCAATTTTGTTTATGATAATCAAACCATCTGAAAGTTCAGTATATTTACATGCAATGAAACACTGTAAATATCTTGGTTGTTCTGCACCAGAAGATTGGCAATTAACTGAAAAACATAATTACAGAAACAAATCCGTCCGTGTAATTCATGGCATAGATGAAAAAATATCTACGGGCTTGCCAGGCTTTAGAGATAAGTATAATATAAAGACAAAATATATGTTTCTTTCTTGCGGTGGATTTTGGCCAAATAAAGCAATGAAAGAATTGGTAAATGTTTTTAATGATGTTGGTAGAACAGATACAACTTTAGTTTTAACTGGTTATGATAATCGTCACAATATAATGCCAGAAGAGAGTGAATTTGTAAAACCAATGATGATAGATGACAGAAAAGATGTTTTGTCTGCAATAAGAGATGCAGATCTTTATATTATGCACTCTTTTTCTGAAGGTTTTGGATTAGTATTATTAGAGTCTATGTTGAATAAAACTCCATGGGCTTCTAGAAAAATTGCAGGTGCAAATCTAATGAAAGAGTTTGGTTTCACCTACGAAGATGATAGAAATTTAAGAGAATACTTAATTGATTTTGATGGTGTTAAACCTGAAAAAATTGAAAATGCATATGAATATGTAATTTATAACCATTTAATTAAAAATACTGTAGATGATATTGAGAAGGTGTTGAAATGAATTTTACTTTTGGCATATTAACAAAATATGAAAATGAAAATCAGTTACAAGAAGTAATTGATTCTATACATGCACTAAACATACCAGAATATCAAGTTCTTGTAATTGGTGAACAGAAAAGAGAAGGTAAGGAAAAAGAAAGATATATTTACTTTGAAGAAAATGCCAAAGATGGTTGGGTAACAAGAAAAAAGAATCTAGTGGCTCGTGCGGCCAATTATCAAAATATAGTATTAATGCACGATTATTATGTATTTGATAAAGAATGGTATAACTCTTTCTTAGAATTTGGAAACAATTGGGACATTTGTTCTTGCGCTCAACACTTAATAAATGGTAAAAGACACTTTACTGATTGGGTGACATGGGACTCACCTATTTTTCCAAGATATACAGCTTTGCATTATGATGATTGGTCGCATGTACACTATATGTATCAGTCTGGTGGTTTTGTAATTGCAAAGACACAATTAATTATTGACAATCCTTTTAATGAACAATTAACTTGGGGACAGGCTGATGATGTTGAGTGGTCTCTCCGTGTGCGACATAAGTATAAGTATGTTTGTAATGGAAAAGCAATTGTAAGACATAATAAGGTACATCGTGATGCAAAATAAATTAGTGATATTTGATTTAGATGGTGTTCTAATTAATTCTAGAGAACTTCATTATGAGGCATTAAACAATGCATTAATGAAAATAGGTTCAGAATATGTAATTAGTCGTGAAGAACATTTAAGTACATATGATGGTTTAAACACCACTAAAAAACTTGAAATGCTTTCTGAAAAGAAAGGTCTAGATAGAAAATATTTTGACCAAGTTTGGAAAGACAAACAAAATGCAACCTTTGATTTAATTAGAAAATTTACAATCAATCACACTGCAAAGTTTATAATCAATCAATTGAAATTAAAAGGTTGGAAAGTTGCAGTTGCATCTAATTCTATTCGTGAAACCGTTCGTATTGCACTTAGTTCTATTGGTGTATTAGATGAAGTTGATTATATCGTAAGTAATCAAGATGTTCATTTTCCAAAGCCATTTCCTGAAATGTATTGGCGTTGTATGATTGCATTAAATGTGCTTCCAAAAAATACAATTATTGTGGAAGATAGTCATATTGGACGCCAAGGTGCAATTGATTCTGGTGGTATTTTATACCCCGTAGAAAATAGTAATGATTTAAATGGAATTAAGTTTATGGAAAGAATTGAACAGTTTGAAAGAGAACATCAAGAAACAATAATTCCTTGGCGTGATAAAAAATTAAATGTTCTAATACCAATGGCTGGTGCAGGTTCTCGTTTCGCACAAGCCGGTTATACATTTCCAAAACCACTCATTGAAGTTCGTGGTAAACCAATGATTCAAGTTGTTGTTGAGAATTTAAATATTGAAGCCAATTATATTTTCATTGTACAAAAAGAACACTATGAAAAATATAATTTAAAATATCTATTAAATCTAATTGCACCAGATTGTAAGATTGTTCAGGTAGATGGTATAACTGAAGGTGCTGCATGTACAACATTACTTGCAAGAGAATTTATTGATAATAATGCGCCACTTGTAATGGCAAACTCTGATCAGTTTGTTGAGTGGAATAGTAATGAGTGTATGTACGCATTTACTGCCGATGCAATTGATGGTGGTATTTTAACATTTAAAGCCACACATCCAAAATGGTCATATGCTAAACTAGATGATCATGGTTTTGTATCTGAAGTTGCAGAAAAGAAACCAATTTCAGATAATGCTACAGTAGGAATTTATTATTGGAAAAAAGGTTCAGATTATGTTAAGTATGCAGACCAAATGATTTCAAATAATATTCGTACTAATAATGAATTTTATGTTTGTCCAGTATTCAATGAAGCAATTGGCGATGGTAAAAAGATTCGTGTAAAACAAATTGAAAAGATGTGGGGAATAGGGACACCAGAAGATTTGAATTACTTTTTGGAAAATCATAAATGAGAACAGCTGTTGTATTAACGGGGCATTTGCGATGTTGGAAGCAGGTGTTTCCTAACTTTAAAGAGAAAATAATTGACCGATATAATCCAGATATATTCATTCATACCTGGGACGATGAAGCATATTGGATTCCTGGTGATAAACAAAATGAAACAGGCATATTTGAAGGTGCTCCACAAATTATAGATGAAGAAGTAATAGATACATATAAACCTCTTTATTTTGTAAAAGAATACTGGAATGATTTCAATAAACATTTTGAAGAATGTGGAGAATACTTTAAAAACTTTGCACATAGGCCAAAAAATATTCTTTCAATGTACTATAAGATGCATCAAGGTTTTTTATTATTAGAAAAACATGTGGCACAACTACAAAATAACTATGATATGGTCATTCGTATGCGGCCAGATTTAGTATTTCACGAAGACTTGCCCGAATTTCAACCTGGAGTTTTTCATACAATAGCTCACCGTAATCATTTAGGTAGAGGCACTGGTGATTTAATGCAAGTTGGAAGTGTAGCACAAATGATGTTCTTCACGAAAATTATTTGTTTCATATCAGACCTATATCGTCAAACTGATTTATTATGTCCTCATGTAATTACGGAACAACACATAAAAAATTTAGGTTTAAACTGGAAAGAATTTGTTGTAAATAAAACAATTATGCATACGCCAAAAGGTGCATATGTAGAAATGGACAAAGAAGATGTTAAATGAAATAATAAAATTAAATGATGGTCCTATAAAATATGAAGCAAGTGGTCGTGGTCATTTGAAAATGATTGGACATAAAGTGCCGTATAGTATTATGCAAAGAGAATTTGATTTTCTTCACAATATTGTTGTAGAAAACAATTTACAACGAGGGTTTGAACTTGCAACGGCATTTGGTATTTCTGGTACTGCTATTGGCACCGCATTTAAGAAAACAGGCGGAAAGTTTGTAACAATGGATGCATATATTGAAGAAAAGTGTGACAATGCCGGAGTATATGAAAAGTTTCAACGAAGAGTCTATGATAAGTCTGATGGTTATAAAAGTGTAAAATATCTAATAGATAAATTCCAGTTACAAAATCATATGTTTGCTGAAATTGGTTGGTCGCCTGACGATGTGGATAGTGTACTTGCAAGACATTTTACAAAAGAAGAAAAGTTAGATTTTGTTTTTCTAGATGCAGGACATTTTGGTGACCAAATGATTAAAGACATTACTGAAATTTCAAAACATTTGGCTGAAAAGTTTATATTTGTTTTTCATGACATATACCCATGGAGTTGTACAAAAGATGTACATGATTTAGTGATACAATTATTTGGAAAAGACATTGACATAAAACTTCCTTACCCACAAGGAGAAAATATGGGAATCATATCATGCTTATAATATCTCACCGTGCTAATATTGATGGTCCTGACCTTTCAATTGAAAACAAACCAGAAGCAATAGAGTTTGCAATAAGTAAAAAACTTTCTATTGAAGTTGATTTAAGAATCTACAATGAAAAACCATATTTTGGTCACGATGAGGCACAATATGAAACTTCTTTAGATTTCCTAAAAGAAAATGAAGGTTGGTTGTGGGTTCATTGTAAAGATAGAGATGCATTTGAATATGCATTGAGACATAATTTTAATTGTTTCTGGCACAATATTGATGACTATACCATGACAAATCATGGATATGTTTGGGCTTATCCTGGAAAAGAAAAGGTTGGTAATTTAACTATTGCTGTGATGCCAGAACTTGTCTGGACAAAAGAAGAGGTTATTCAAAAAGATTTCTTTGGAGTGTGTACTGACTACCCTATGGCGTATTTGGATATTATAAATAGAGTATAAAACCAAACTGCTGTAGAGGCGGAAAATGAAATTTAAAGACTTTTTAGAAGAACAAAAAGAAAATCATGCGGTAATGGCCTTCGGAAGAATGAATCCGATAACGTCTGGCCACCAGTTGTTAATTAACAAAGTCAAAGATGTTGCCGCCAAGGTCGGTGGTTCACATCACATCATTCTGTCACATTCGCAAGACGCACAGAAAAACCCTCTATCAGCCGAACAAAAAATTAAACATGCCAAGCGTGCATTTCCTGGCACAAACTTCTCGGCATCATCTAAAGAATCCCCAAACTTTCTTACACAAGCCGCAGACCTTCATAAAAGAGGCGTGACGCATCTTCATGTTGTCGGTGGTTCTGACCGTGTAAAAGAATTTCACGACACACTTCATCGTTACAATGGTACAGGTGAAGGCAAACTATTTAACTTCAAAAAAATTACTGTTCATTCGGCAGGTGAAAGAGATCCTGATGCCGAAGGTGTCACTGGCATGTCTGCAAGTAAAATGCGTGGCCATGCACAGTCTGGTAATTTTGAACACTTTAAAAGGGGTGTGCCTTCTTCAATGTCTCATGCACATGCAAAAGAACTCTACAATGATGTTCGCAAAGGCATGGGCATCAGAGAAGATGTTGACTCTGAGTTTGAAAAATTGTTAAGTGAGGGTGTTCACGATAAAGGTATATTCAAAGCTGTATTTTTAGCAGGTGGTCCAGGTTCTGGAAAAGATTATGTGTTAAATAATACATTAGATGGACAAGGTTTAGTTGAAATTAATTCTGACAAAGCATTAGAATTTTTAATGGACAAAAAAGGTCTCAATAAGAGAATGCCAGAGAATGAAAAAGATGCGAGAGATATTGTTCGTAGCAAAGCTAAGAACATGACAGAAGTGAGACAACGATTAGCACTTCAAGGTCGCAATGGATTAATTATTAATGGTACAGGCGATGATGTAGCAAAAGTTGCAAGAATTAAAACTGCATTGGAGAATCTTGGCTATGAGACTTCAATGATACTTGTAAATACATCTGATGAAATTTCTGCTGCAAGAAATATTGAAAGAGGTCAAAGAGGTGGTCGTACTGTGCCAGAAACTGTACGTAAAGAAAAATGGGATTCTGTCCAAAACGCAAGAACAGAGTACGCAAAGATGTTTGCTGATCGTTACATGGAGTTTGATAACTCAGAAGATTTGCGTGAAGCACCACCAGATGTTGTCAAACAAAAGAAAATGGAGTTAATGCAACTCTTTAAGAATGTTCAAAACTTTATTGCACAACAACCAGAAAATATAAAAGCAGAAGAGTGGATTGCAAATGAGTTGCAAGGAAAAGATACACTCAAAGTGCCTAAAGATGGTGTTGAACAAATACCACCAACTTCGTCAAGTGCAGCACAAAAGGCAAGAGAACTAGGTCTTCAGTATTATGGATTTGGTCGTTACGGAAGAAATGGTAAAGTGTTGTATCGTTCAGTGCATGACCAGTTAGTTAAAGTCACAGATAAAGAAGCAGAACAAC